CGCGACTTCTCAAAGAAGCTCAGATGGAAATCTGCATTGGGATTGACGGTGGAGAGAATCCACTAGCAAACCAGGCAAGAGAAACAATTAAGGAAAAAGTGGGTGAGCTTGAGGTTGAATACTCAAGAAGCGCGCGAGCCAACACTTATTTGACTGCGGCTGAGACTAAGTTGCAAAAGTTAGTAATTAATACGATGAGGGTAGTTCGTGTTTGATTATGCTTCTCTAAGAAAGACCGCTTCTAAGTTAATAGCTAACTTTGGCGCTATTGCTTCGATAACCCGCACAGGAGGCTCTACATTCAATCCTGCGACAGGTTCTTACTCTGGAGGTAGTACGGCTACCATTACAGCAAAAGCCGTTAGAGCGCAATTTACGCAGGCTGAGAAGGCTTCCGCATTAGTTCAGGAAGGCGACATTAAGATGCTTGTAGAGTCGGGAAAAGGTGTTCCATTAATCGATGACAATGTTTTGTTTGACGGCATTAACTATCGAGTGATGGATGTGAAGGTAATCTCTCCATCTGGAACGGATGTGTACTATGAGCTTCATATCAGGAATTGAGATCTTTGTCGCCAAGATAAGATTTAACATTACCGAAGTAAAGATCAACTCTGCTCGCAAGCTATTTGAAAAGGTTGTAAAAGATACTCCGGTAGGAAAGCCTGAGCTATGGAAGAGGAATCCTCCAGTAGGTTATGTGCCAGGTCAACTAAAAGCTAATTGGCAGTGTACTTTAAACAGTCCTGCTACATCGGTCTTGGATGAACGGGATACTAGCGGTTCTGCAACTATCTCTAAGATCAGAGCGGTTTTGGCAGATGCTGGGTTAGAAGATACAATATATTTAACTAATAAGGTGCCGTATGCGGAGCGAATTGAATATTTCGGTCATTCATCACAAGCGCCTGAAGGTATGGCAAGAATTAACGTAGCTGCTTTTCAGCATTTGGTACAGGCTGAAGTGAGCAAGGTGAAATAATGAGTACAGTATTTTCAGACATTAGCTCGGCGCTTGATTTAAGGTTAAGTACTTTAAGCGGCTCATCGCCAGTAGCTTGGGCGAATACTGGGTACAAGCCCGTTAAAGGAGTTCTTTATTTAAGGGCTAATAATTTACCTGCCTCAACCGTTCAAGCTGGATTAGGATCGTCTGGTATTGATGAGCATCTCGGGCTATATCAGGTAGATGTTTTTGCTGCGGCAGGAAAGGGTAGAGGCGAAGCCGAAGCTAAAGCGGATATTATTGCCGATCATTTTAAACGTGGTACAGATTTACTGTATAATGGCGTTTATATTAGACTGGGTAATGTATCCAGAAATGCAGGACTTATAGACGAAGATCGCTTCGTTATTTCAGTAACAATTAATTATACAGCTCATGTAGCACCGAGGTAATTTATGACTATTGCAACAGGATCAAGACACAATATGGCGTATGTAGTCGAATCTACATTCGGTACTACTCCATCAACTCCAGCGTTTAAATCTATTCGTCACACTGGGACAACTATAGGTCTTTCTAAAGATTCGATTGAATCAGAAGAATTGCGCGAAGATCGCCAAATTGCTAATTACCGTCATGGTAATAAAAGCGTTTCTGGTGATATTAACTTCGAGCTTTCTTACGGTTCATTGGATGACCTAATGGAAGCTGTGCTGTGTGGAACATGGAATACAGATGTTCTTAAAGCTGGTACTACTCGCCGCAGCTATACAATCGAGCGCCACCACCAGGACATCGGAAAGTATCTTCGATCTACTGGATGTAACTTTAACTCTATGTCGTTGTCGGTAGCTCCTAACTCTATGGTTACTGGCTCAATGAGCGTTATTGGTAAAGGCTTCAGTGTAGCCAGCGTTGCTGTTACTGGCGCAACTTATACAACTGAAACTACTACGGCTCCTTTTGACTCATTCACTGGATCAATTACTGAAGGCGGATCTAGCATTGCAGTTGTAACTAGCCTTGAGCTAAATATCGAAAACGGTATGGAAGCTCTTTATGTGATCGGCTCTTCTGACACATTGCAGCCATCTATCGGCAAGTCAATGGTTAGTGGTTCGATTACTGCGTACTTTGAAGATTCAACTTTGATTGACAAGTTCATTAATGAAACGTCTTCAAGCCTTGAGTTTACATTGACTGACTTAGCTGGAAACGATTACACCTTTACATTGCCGAATGTTAAATACAACTCAGGCAGCCCAGAAGTTGGCGGCCCTGGCTCTGTGACAGTATCTTTGGACTTCGTAGCTTTATACGATGCCGACGATGCTTCACAAATTGTAATTACGCGTTCTGCTGCTTAACACAATGGGGCAGAAATGCCCCTAAACTAAACTGGAGTTACGAATGGATATTAAAAACCTTTATACGGCTGTGCCGCATGAGGAAGGGGCAGAAATACAAATTACCAATCCTTTGGATGGGAAACCAACAGATTTCTATATTCATGTTAAAGGTATTGACTCAAAGTCATATCGTGAAGCTGTTAAGAAGTACCATAGAAAACTGATCAACAATGAAGACGGTGGTGAGATTGATTTGCTGGTTTCGCTGACAGCAGGTTGGAAAGGATTAAAAAGCGGGAAAGAGGAAGTTGAGTTTACTCCGCAAACAGCGCATGACCTTTATACAAATTCTCCTGGCATTTGCTCACAGATAGATAAATTTGTAGCAGATAGGAAAAATTTTATGAAGGGCTAATTGAAGAGTTGTTGACCTTTGCCAAATGGCAGTTCTGGGCTTCTGGGTACGACAAAGGTTCTAAGATTAGCCGTAAAGATAGTTTAAAGCAGGTTGCGAAAACGATAGGCAAGAATCCAAAGCAACTGGATGAGGAGCCTAAACTTCGCGATGAGCTGTTATATATCTGGTCATTGTTTGTCTCTTTAAAGAATGTTTCATCTGACCGTATAAGTTATAGCGAAATTAAGGCTTACATGAGCATCTACGGAGAATTATCAATATTTGAAGTGGATGCTATATGCCATTTGGATATGTTGCACTTTAAAGAGACGAATAAAAATGGCTGATATTTCAGAGTTAATCATCAAAATAGATAGCGATGGAGTCGTTAGGGCTACAGGCAATCTTGAAGTCTTCTCTAAGGCTGCTGAAGACGCAGCTAAGAGTACAGATAAAACTAAATCTAGCGCGAAATCTTTAATCACAACTTTAGAGAATCAAGTTGCCGTTCTTGGTATGAATGCCAGAGAATTAGCTATCTTCAAAGCTCAAACCAAAAAAGCTACAGATGAAGACATTAAAAGAATAAACGCATTACACGATGAAATAGATGCCTATCAACAAAAAATATTAGTAGAAAAACAGGCTGGAAAAGGGCTAGGCGATTTATCAAAAGCCACTCGCAGCAACGTAGCTCCAATGAAAGACCTTCGCAGTCAAGCGCAGCAAGCATCATATCAATTGCAGGATATAGCGGTGCAGGCCCAAATGGGTACTAGCTGGTTTACTATTTTTGGACAGCAAGGTTCGCAGTTGGCTTCTGTGTTTGGTAAGTCTGGCGCTGTTTATGGTGCTCTCATTGCATTTGGAGCAATATTAGCTGGCGCAATCTATAACAATATGATGAAAACTGGAGATGCAGCAGATCGCCTTTCTTCAGCAATGGATCAATTAGCAGATAGTTACGATGATGCTACTGAGGCGCAAAGATCATTTTTACGGTTAGATGCAGCAAAAAAGATTGAAGAAAACAAAAACGCTATTGCAGATCTTGAGGAAGAATTAGATCAATTAACTAATTTTGGTTTTGACTGGAAGGAAATATTTACTGGGCAGAAAACATTTAAAGAAATGACCTACGAAGCACTACAGCTTCAGACAAAAATAGATGCTTTAAAAACGTCAAATAAAGATTTAGCTGATAGCGTATCTGATATAAATCAAAAAACTAGAGATTATGCAAAAGGAATAGTGAATCAAAGAAAGTCTTTAGAATTGACGGGAGATGAGCTTTTACGTCATGAGTTAAGGCTTGAAGGAGTGCAAGAGCAGTATATAGAAACTGCTTTGAGAGGTAAAAAATACATTCTGAATCTTGAGAAAACTCGAGAGGAAACGAAAAAGTCAGAGGAAGCAAATAAAGGCTATTTTGACAGTTTAGCTAATGAATATTGGGCATTAAGTTTAACTGGAGATGCCCTTTATGAATACCAAGCAAGAACAGCCGGAGTAACTGAAGAAAATATTGAAGGTGCGGTAGCGATTTCTCGAAATATTGCTCGATTGAAAGAAGAAGCTGAAGCAACGAAAAAAACTGCCGCCGAAAAGGACGCAGCAGCAAAGCAGGCTGAGGCGCAAAGAGTATCTGATAAAGAAAAAGCTATTGCTAGTGCAACAGAGATGGCTAGATTGGGTGAGTCTGAAATTGAAGCATTTATAAACACCCAGAAAATAAAAAGGGCAGAACTAGACGAAAGTTTAGCTCAGCAATTTATTAGCCACGAACTTCATGCCGAAGCCGTAAAAGGCTTAAATGATGAGTTAAACGCATATACCTTAGAAAAGAATAAAACATATCTGGATGAGTGGTTTGCCCAAGTTGAAGAAACTACCTTTAATGTAGATATGATGCAAACTGAAATGGCTTCAAGTTTACAGGCCGGATTTGCTGGCGCTATAGAAGGATTCCTGTCAGGTACTGAGACAGCAAAAGAAGCTGTTAAAGGTCTTGTTATGAGTATAGGGCAAAACATGGTTACCATGATTGCTAATAATTTAGCTCAACTTGCTGCTGCATACATTGTCCAGAAAATTATGGGAAAAACAGCAGAAGCCAGCGCCGCATCAGCAATGACAATGAATGCACTAGCGATGCAGCAAATGGCAGCATTGAATACTTTTGCCTCGATTGCTGCTATTCCAGTTATAGGCCCAGAATTAGCTCCTGCTGCCGCTGCCGCTGCACTAGCAGCAACTACCCCCATGGTAACAGCGATAACAGCTTTTAGTACAACCGCAGCAGCGGCAAGGGCATTGGGAGGCCAGGTCAGGGGCGGTGAGTCTTATCTTGTTGGTGAGCGCGGCCCAGAGCTATTAACTATGGGAACTTCTGGTAGAATAGCGACTAACGAGAACCTAAAGAAAGCAGTTGGATCGCAAGGTGAGACAGTACAGCAGAATGTAAGTGTAAACTTCAGTATTCAAGCTAACGACACCGCCGGATTTGACAGGCTGCTTAATTCTCGCAGAGGGCAGATAATGTCCATGATTAACCAAGCGGTCAATGATCGCGGAAGAGCATCCTTAGCATGAGTGGAACATACCCGGCATCACCCATATTTAAGTCTGTAGGCTTTA